TACTACAAGCTGTAGCTTGTAAACATATTAGATGCTAGGTGTGGTGTTTGTACATATAAAAAGCCCCCGCTGGGAAGACTAAGCGAGGGCTAGTATCAGGAGAGAGCAGTGAAAACTCCTGTGCTACGACTACAGGCTAGCCGTATCTCCTTTGGTATTCTAACTCAACATCTCTAGTAAATTTTGCGTCAGAACCATAACGGGGATCTGCAATCTTAGACTGCATATTAGCTTTAAATTCATCTTCACTTACACCCGACGCCGCTACTTCAGCTATAGGTATTTTTGACATATCGCCTGTCATTGAACGTACCTTTTGCAAAAGACGCTGACCTACAGCAGTGCCGCCCCATATATCAACTTCGCCTCTTTCTTCTTGAGAAATAACGCCTTTGGATAATAAACTATCAGCCCAATTAATATTCGATTTTAAAATAGCATCAGCGTTTGAACCCAGTGCTTTCATTTCTTGGGCTGTATCTATTTGAACAGCCTCAAGACTTTCACCCGCCATACTTGTGATAGAACCAGCAAGTTCATCAAATGCCGCTTGATTGACGCCATACTTTTGCGCCCACTCTAAATAGGTAGACACAACCGGGTCATCAGCTTCGTAACCAGCCTCAGATAATACTTCGGTGTTATATTCTTTTGGAGCTTTGTGTTGACCTTGTGAAAACTTTTTTTGCAACTCTTCATAAGACTTAACAATGTTTTCTAAGTCTGGACCTTCTTTTTCATCCCAAAACTTTTCAGGAAACCACTCTGGTCTTTCGTATATCTCGGGTTCTTCAGGCTCGTCTGTTGGCTCCGCATCTGCACGATGCTCAATAGTTTCGTCTTCTTCTACCGCTTTTTCTTGATCTAAAGCTGCTGCGGCCATCAAACCATCGGGGGCCGCTACTTCTTCGGTTGTCCCTTCGGCTTCTTGGTTGTCACTCTCGCTCATTCGCTCGTTTAATCCTCTGTTGTATTTCACGCACTAAACTGTTCTGACCTTCCCGTGCGTATCCAAAAGAAGGGTCAGCACCCGGCACCCACGCTGGTTGATCTACAGTTATAGTTTGCAAATGTTCCAAAACCTTTTTACCAGCCTCAGAGTCAAAGCATCTTTTAAACTGAATATCTATATCTCGTTGCGCGGAGTTCGGCATTTCTAAATGTGTTACACTAGCATCAACACCATCCCATCCGGGTGAGTTTATGCTACGAATACGCTCTGCTTGGCTCATTGCATTTGCTCCCCTTCAGGTGGCAACACGCCTTGTTGTTGTGCCGCCATTTGTGCCATCTGCATCATCTCTTCTTGCATTTGCTGACGTTCTTGCGGCGTCGTTCTTAGATCAGCGGGTACGCCTAGCTGGTCAGCAATATAATCGCCTACCTTGTCCATCCTCAGTAATGTCTGACCTTGCGGCCCCATCATCTGAGCAAACTGCATAAACTGGATGACTTCGTTTACTTTTTCTGCATTGTTAGCCATAGCCAACGGAGACACAGGAATAACTTGCACCTGAAGCCCGTTGACCTTTAGTGGTAGCGCAATCTCACCCATTTCATCCATAAGCTCTAATGTGCGCCGAACTATTGGAAACATTGTTTCACTTATGAGCCGCCCGAACGCTGACCCCAAGTTCTGCGATAGCTCTTTCATTCTTTCTACAATCTCAGTCGCACTTCTGGCGCTCATATTGTCGGGCGGCAAGCTTTCGTCTAGCAATGTCTTTTTGATGTTCATTCGTAAGTCATTGCTGACTATCTGTGTTAGGTTAGCGTCACCCGAACGGGGAAGGGGTTGTAAGGATGGTCCACGAGGTCCACCGTTCGAGCTAACGCCTATTACTGCGCCGGGAACAATGCTGATGGTTTGGGGGTTTAATACGCCATCGTCAACCGCAGTAAACACGCCACCGATACTAATGCTGGCGTTTTTCAAAGTTAATTCAACAACTTTGTTAAGTGTCTTAATGTCAGGTAGGGCGTATAGCACAGGACCACGACCATAACGTTCGTTGCTGGCTTTCATGTATCTAGAGATAACCCAAGGAAAAGACTTGAGTTCACGATGTAATAGCTTGAAGTCCTCTTCGGCTGTTATCAAGCAATAATGTATTTGGTTGTCTAAGGTATACGTTGCCTCAATCATTTCTAGTGGTTGAGTAGGGTCATCCTCAAACTTTTTTACAATGTGGTCAGGTATATCGGCATCGGGCCATTCACGCTGAATAACGTTGAAAGGTCGCTTGAACTTTCTATAGACCGTATCAACCGTACCGTTTGGTCCTTCTTCAAACGAGATGTGATAACTAGGAACAGCAGTGTATCGAATAGGGGTTATTTCATCTCCGGGCTGTATGAGCATGACCGCCGTGCCAACCGCCAAGTCAAGTAAGAACTCACCCATAGCCAAGTCAAAACCAGACTGCGCCATAATCCCAAACATTTTTTCAGAATAAAAATCTAGAGCTTGTTGCACTTCTAGCTTTTGATCTTCAGGTATTTCTAGACCCGGCTGCAATCGGCACCACGGACGTTGTGGAGGAAATAAAGATGACTGTATTCGATTTGCAAACCGGGCCGTTGAGTGTACCGCCGTACTGTCGAACACTCGTTTCATTTTGTTTTGCCCGGGAACATTTCCCTCGTAGTAACCATCGTAGAGATTACGCATAGGCAAAGCATACTCGTAGGCTTCTTCGTATATAGAACGCCATTGCTCTTTATGAGTTTGGGCCGTTTTATATCGTTTTTTAATTTGTTTGACGTCTAACATACTAAGCTTCTTTTTTCTTTCCGAGCATCGCGTAAGCAATAGCAAAGGCTTGCTTTTTGTTTTTCGCTTTACCTTCTTTCATAATCTGGTCAGCCTTCTTACCGACCATCTTATTCATTGCGGATTGATCAAACTTCTTTGTCATTTACCAACCTTTTTCATTGCTGCGTTATGTGCTTGAGTAAACGTTTTTCCTTCTTTACCCATGAGGTTACGCATCTTACGCATATGTCTTTCGGTATGATGCTTCTTATGTTTATCCAGCTTCTTTTTTTGTTCGTCTGTTAAGCTCATGCTTGCTTGTGCCTCTCTGCAAAATTACGAGCGGCTTCTACACTACCAAAACCCCAAGCTTTTAGAGCTAGAGCTTTTCTTGTGGGTCTACCTTGCTCGTCTTTCATTGGCCCTTTCATGCCAGAAAATCTTGCCGCGAATGAAACCCGCCTCGGGTTTGTTCCTGAACTTATGGGTCGTTTTAAATTAGCACCTTCAGTTCTTTTGAAGTGCTTGCGACCTTCTTCATTTAATCCACCTTTAGGATTTTGATGAGCCTTTTTTACCATACTTAGTCGCCATCTTTTTTCTCAGACTGTTCGTCTTGCTGTTCATTTTCTTTTTCAATGGACGCTTTGCGCTTTTTGCTCCGTACATCATGGACCTCCGTATGTTTGGGATTGCGGATATATTTTTTCATTAGCCCGACCTTGGGTTACGTCCTAACGTTGATTGTAACTGTTCAACCTCACGACCCGGAGTGCCTACCGTTACACCTTCAGCCATCAAGCCTTTTTGACCACCACGACGCCGGGCCGCCGCTCTAGACGCAATTTTCTTTCCAGTTGCAACTTTCTCTTGTTCCGCTGCAACTTCTTGCTCCCTTAGATTTTCTTCAATCTTGGGATCTGGTGGTGGAGCTTTTGGTTTTTTGAATAGACCGCCCATTAAAACAACCTCGAATAAATTTTATAATCTTTGCCATCAGGACCATACCGTCGCATAGTACCCTCGTATTCAAAGTAACACCTTTCAGCCCATTTGACTGCTGGAACGTTTTCAGAATGAATTGTGAACTGTAGCCTTTTTATTCCTAATTCATTCGCAGCCAACTCAAAGAACTGCAAAGCGGTACGGTGAAACGACAACGTTTTACGGCCTAAGTGTTTGCTAGGAATAAGCCACGCTTCTGCGCTACCTTTCCAATACTCGTAAACACCAAACATCGCATAAACGACGCCCTCACCAATCCCGGTATAAGCACAACCAGATGTCGCATAATGCGTAAGAATAGATAGATAATCGTCGTGATACCGAGCTAGATCCTCATCAAAATCATTGAGGTCGCACATCAGATAGTGGGTCGGTGACCAATCAACCAGCTTATGCCGGGGATAGTCCAACGGCATAATTTTGTTAAGCTCGTCAATCGAAAACATTGAACTCTAAGACCTTGGCTTGCGTCGTCGCCACACGCCCACGATTAGGAGCCTTGGTCATAATCCTATGCTCAGAACCTAGCAAACAATACCCCGCCGCATCGCCAACGTGCGAGTGTTCGTTTTTATTCGGCGTATCTCTAAACCGTTCTTGCCCGGCACCAATCGCCACACGCTTGAAGTGATACCCACCCGCCAAAGCCTTGCGTAACCGATTGCACTTACGACTAATCAAAAAACCGGGCTTGCTATCTATGAGCCTACCCATCGGTATCGCCAAGGCTTCACGCCGGGTTCTGAATTCGTTCGTCGCCGTAGGTCGGGCCAACAACCCCAGAGTTTTTAGATGATCAAACGCCGTAGTCTCAAATATCTGGTCACGCTGCATACCCGCCGGATCGCCCCATATCATCATCTCATAGCCGGGAAACCTAGACTCCAACTCACTCTTGAGCATCTCAGCAAACCTGTTTAGCCCCATGTCAAACGTGACCAACTCATGCAGAACGTGCCACCGACCATTACGCATTTTCTGGGCAAAGATAGCCGCCGGGGTTAAACCAAAGTCCAAACCTACATGAACAGGCAACTCCGGGTCAGGCTCTAGGTCTTCAGCCATCAAACTATCGTTGTACTCAGGCCAAACGGGTCTACCTTCTTGAACAAACGTATACTTACCCTCGGCGTAGCATTGTATCCAATCTAGGTTTTTACCGCCTAGAAGCTGGTCGTAATATCCATTTGGCAGATTACCCAGGTTCTCAGCCTTATCATTCGTCTTCCACCAAGACCCCGCTTGGTGCAGATAACCTTGTGCTTCGGGCATATCTTCAGGCAAATCATCTAAAGACACCTCTTTAA